GAACCTCCGGCCCTGCCCGCTCCGATCGTTCCAGGAGACTCCCTGGCCGCTATTGGTATGGGCCGGGGCGCGTATGGGTACGGAGCAAGGGCCGGTGCGCCGTGGGAATTGACTGCCCCCCGAGGATGGCCCGCGCCGCTTCCGTGCGCCTCGTGGGCAGACGTTGATGGTGTAGGTCAGGGAAAACATAAGGTGGCCCCCCTGGCGCATTCTAAGGGCACTCGGTCCAGTCCGTCTTGCAGGGGATCATGAGGGCGACGGCGGCGGAATGCAGGACGACCTCGCCGAGGGGTTCAAGCTGGGTATCCTTGGATGGGCCATGCTTGGCGAGGTGGCCCAGACCTCGAGCTCCCCACTGCTTGACGAGGTGAGCGCCCGACACCGTGACCCACCCCGAATCGGCCACCGAAACATCGCCAGCAACCGTCCAGCTTGCGTCGCTTATCACGATGTTCATGCCGGTAGGGATCATGGCGGGGTCAGGCGTGGAGGGCAGGCCCGAACACGCGCCAACCGAGGATGGCAATGAGGACCCAAAGGACGATATGCGATCCGAGGGGCCAGGGTGCAGCGCCAGTGGCCGGCCAGTTCGTCCAGAATCCGAAAACCAGCCAGAGCAGCATGAGGATCCAGAACAGGAGGGCGAGGGTCATGGAAGGGAGGGGTTGATGGGTGTTGTCGAACTAAAGCCACAGCTCATCATGGGGAGTAGATGCCCTTTCGCAGCGCAAACCAAGCGCTCGTTGCCGACCCTGCCGTGATCTGGTAGATGGATCTGCGGTTAAATCCGAACACAACAGAAGGAAAATTTATGTGGGTTATCGTTCAAGGTCATCCCGTCCCCGGCGGTCAGTATCCCGACCAAGGTCTGCCAGGTTTTCCGGGGTATCCGAGCCAGGGTCTGCCGGTCTATCCGTCGCATCCAATCGCCGGCGCGCCGCCTTATCCGTCGCAGGGCTTGCCTCCCTATCCGTCACAGGGGCCGGTTTCCCCGCCTTACCCGAGCCAGGGCTTGCCTCCCTACGCATCCCAAGGGCCGGTCTACCCGGTCTACCCGAGCCAAGGGCTTCCGCCGTACCCGAGCCAAGGGCCGGTCATTCCGCCCCACCCGTCGCAAGGTTTGCCTCCGTTTCCGTCCCACCCGATTGCTCCCGGCGGGGCCTATCCTGCGGTGACGGAGCAGAACGTGGGGTCGCATCCTGAAGTGCCGGACACTAGCAAGCCTGGGGCTTGGCTTCTGGTCGCAGTGGGCGGCGGTCTGGTTCAGTGGGCATGGACTGAACTTCCGCCGAAGCCGGAGCCGAAGTAGTTGCTTGTCTCAAATCCCTGTCCCGTCATGCCCGCCGCTTTCGGCGGGCGAAACTTTTGCATCGACCTTGCGGTCGAGCCTCCAGACCAAGAGGAGGTTGGCGATCACCAGCAGGTGCAGGATGACCAGGACGACCTGGATCTCGGGCGGGCTCATGTCGGGTTGCCGATTGGTGGGGTTATGGGTTCCTCGGGGATTGTGATGGGTGGGATCCCGGCCGACTGCATCTGCTCGGGGTCCATCCAGGTGCCGCCGGACATCAGAACATCTACGGTCGTGGAAAGGATGGTCGGGGTGAACAGATGTTCACGGACGAGCATGTCCGTCTCCGGATCGACGAGGCCGTACTGGACAGCGTGTCCGGTGAATTCCCCCGTGGGCACTCCATCGCGCAGACGGACGAACAGGTCGCCCTTGGAGTCGTAGAGGAACTCGGGCCATCCCGATCGGCTGGTGGAGGTGGGGAGCGGGGTCATTTTTTGGGCGTTCTACAGCACCGGCGGCCGTCCCGCGACAATTGACGTTCCGCCCCCTTGACTCATACGTGCCGGCATGTATATTCGCCGCGTTGTTATGATCAACCCCATCGCATCCAGGCGGAGACTCATCGAGGCAGGCGTCACTGAACAGTCGGCCGACGCCATCGTCGAGGTGGTTCACGAGCGCGGCGGCGATCTCGTGACAAAGGACTACCTCGACGCCCGCTTAGCCAAGCTGGAGATGCAAATGAAGGCCATCATGGCCGGGGTCGCGGCATTGCTCTTGGTTGCCGCAAAGCAACTCTTTTTTCCATGACGTTCTCCGAGCACCAGGCCGCGATAGCGCGAAAGCGCTGGGCAAAAACCACTAAGGAAAGCCGGTCGGCTCTGGGCCGGCAGCGGGTTGAGGCGAGGTGGGGCACCAAGGTGACGCTGGCCCTTCACGACGGCAGCCGGGTGCCTGGGTACATGCAGCGGAAGACCGGTTCGCTGCTGACCTGGTACAGGATCAAGGGGGAAAACGAGTGGCGGAACACACCCAACGGCGACCTGATCGGGGGCATCTTTCACGTCCACGGCCTGCGGTAGTCATGCTTTCCATCCCAAGGCCGCCATCAGTTCTTTGAGTCTGGACCTTCACGCCGGCGGCGCATTGTAAACCGGTTCCTGGTCGATCTGCAGGCAGCACTCGTCGACCCGTAGCTTCCACCGCTTCACGTTCTGGCGTTCGCGGACAGTCCAATCCTCGTTCGATTCGTGCCGGTCGCGTACTCGATCAATTTCCTTGGTCAAGCGGGCGATTTCCCTTTCGAAGCTGATTCTCTCGCTCAGGCCCAGGCGGCGCCGTTTGGGCTCTGGCGTGGGCTTCGGTGGGATTGGTCTCCCCGGGCCTTTTTCAGAACCAAGGGGGGAAGGCATTCCATTGCTACCCTCGTCTCCCCCCATGGGAGCCGAAACGGACTCGGAAAGCGAAGAAGGCGTTACAGGGGCGTTCCGCCCAAGGGGATTATTAAGGGGGCTGTCAATCGTGGCACCGATGGTACCTACCTCCTCGGCACTCCCGGTACCTATCTGGTAGGCACTTTTGGTACCTACCTGGTAGGCACCTTTGGTACCTACCTCAGCTGATGAGGAATCCGCCCTCCTGCACCCACGTTCAGGTGTCAACGTAAGAAGCACAGAGCGCCCATCCGATTGAATGGTGAGCCAGCCGTCGTCCCGCAGTCGGTAGGCCGTTTGCCTAATCTTCCGGTCATGCTTCCGCCCCAGTCGCAGCGCCAGACGATGCCACGATTCGCGCCATTGCCGGGTTTCGCTGTCGACCATGTCCGCGAGCGCCAGGAGGAACCATCCCTCGGGAACGCTCAGTTCCTTGAGCCGGCGTCGAATCACCCCTGTGAGCGGCTGGCTCACGATTCGAGGAGGATGCCGCGCCAGGTTGCGTTGGCGTAGTTGGCGAAATGGGGTCGCCAGTCCAGAAGTGGAAATCCGTCGCTGCCTACCTGCCCCTTCTTGTCCAGCCGGCGCAGCCAGCCATCAATTGCCTTCGCGCGGATGACTGCAGGCATCGCGGGCATGCGAACACGCAGGCACGAATCCAGTTCCTCGCGCGACGGCCTGCCCCAGTAGCACACTCTTTTGTCGGGGACTTGCATAACAGGGGATTCTCGCAGGGCCATAGGCGAAAAAAGGAAGGCCGCGTTCTTCACAGCCTTCCCACAATTCACCGGGTTGTTCACCTCCTTCATCATAAGAGCGCGAGCTGCCTCGCCTCGGGCAGTTGCAGGACGGTTTCGGGCTCGGCGAAGACCTCGACATGGACGCCCTCGGTCGGGCCGTAGCGTTTGAGGAGGAGCTCGGAGACGACCTGGGCGTCGTCCCTCCAGACGACCGACGTCAGGGAATCTTCAACCGCGCGAGCGAGCTTCAGGACGTCGGGCGGGCCCAGGGGATGCGATGGGGCGCCAGGCTTTAGATGCTCGGAATTCCGACCTGTGCCGTAATGCCCCTTCGGACGGAGGAGATGGAACGTGAACGCGACTGAAATGGGGCCGTTGAGAACGGGGCGGAAGTCGCCCCAGGCCGTCACCGCGGCATCCCTGACCTGGCTACGCCACGCCCTGCCCTCCTCGCCGGACGAATCGACGACCGAATAGCCTACGACCTGGCCGTCGCGTTTCCGGATCGGGAAAGCCCGCTTGCTGCCCTGGGGCCGGGGATGACCGGCGACCCAGAAGCTGACGGCGGGCGATGGCATCGAGGGTTCAAGCGGTCAGAAGGGGTCAACGCCGAACACGAGGAGGTCCTGCATCGCCAGGGTAAAGGCTTCACGAGTCGTCGCAGCACGCAGGGCTCCAGCGGCCTTCTTGAATTCGGCTCCGTCACCCCAAACCCAACACGGTGCCTCGATCCAATAGATGCAGTACTCCTTCACCAGGTTGAGCTGGCCTTCTGGCATCTCGCGCTGACGGAGAGCCGAGACGAGGTATTCTTGGACGGCGGCCGCCAGCACTCCGGATTGTTCGTTGCGCCAATAAAGCGGGCCAAATCCACCGGGGCCCGGGATGTATGCAGCGTTGAACTTCATTTCGCCCTCGCCCTCTTGCGCTTGATGCCAGGGGGATCGTCGGTGATGGGGAGCTCGGTCTGGTTGGGATCGGGCAGGGCGGCTTTGATGCTGCGCTTGTGGCGGACTGCGAACGTCAGGAAGTACTCGACCTCGTGCTCCTCGATGTCGACGACGATGCCGAATCCCACCTTGAGCTTCGGCGTCGTCTCCTGCAGTTCGGCTTCCGCCAACGCTCCGTCCCAGGCGTCCTCGATCTCCTGGCGGGATTCTCTCATGAGCTCCGCGAAATTTACGGCGCCGTCCTTGGTGAGTCTGTCGTGGTCAACGTTCATTTGGGTTTTGTGTCGGTGCTGGTGCGGTCGAAGAGAGGGAGCATGCCGCGCTGGTCCTCCTCCATCAGGAGCTTGGTGAGCGTAACCAGGATCGCCTCCATGCAGGCCGTTTCCCGTTCGGCGTCGTTGGCCGTCATTTTCCCGGATGCGATCAGCCTGGGATAAACGAAACAGCGTTTGCCGAGCTCACGACGAGCGCAGGCGACCTGAGCGCTGAGGTTGAATTCCGAGGGGCTCATAATGAGTTCTTCTCCAGCCACCACTCCTCGACCTCGACTGCGCAAGCGGGGGGCGTCCCTCCGTGGTTCGAGAGGTGGTGCGTGACGCTCCGTGGAACCCACACTTCCCTATTGTTCGGATCACCAGGCGGATGAACTCGGAACTTCCTGGCCTTCGGGCTGTCCTCCAGAAGCCAGAGCTTCACCGTGCGGGTTTCGGGCTCTCTCATGGTTCGTGAGTCCCGAAGCCTGTCCCGTCAGTTTGTTTGGCGATGAACTCCTTCATGCAGGCAAGGGCGCTTTTGCGCGTCATATTGCTGAGGTAGTTGGCGCGGCCTGGCCGTTCATTGCTCGGCGCGCAGAACACGAACAGGGCCCAGCCCTCGGGCAGTGCCGCCTTGATGCCCCTGGCGATCTCCTGGAGGTGATCGCGGACGAATTGGTCCTCGTTCACGTCGGCGTGCGGAGTTTCCGCAGAGCTCCGTCTGCCCTCATCCACCACACCCGCGAGCTTCTCACAGATTTGCATGATTGCGGCCACCCAGTCCGCCTGGGCGATGCCTTCGTGGGGCCGGCTCATGAACTCAACCATCGTGAAGGCGCCGGCGATGAAGGTTTTGTGGAGGGCCTGGTGCTTGGGCGAGTCTTTGACGACCGTGGGAGAGAACTTTTTGACGAAGTCGTTGAAGGCGTCGTTGATCTCCTGTTGGGGGGATTTCATGGCTGGGGCATTGGGCCAATCCGGATGGCTGCGTCAGGACCGCGAATCCTCCGCACGAAGTCGGCGAAGGCCTCGCCCGGTAGAGGTAACGCACGGATCAAGTGCGCTTCGCCGTACTCCTGGATTCTCTGGAGGTGCGTAATCGCGCAGTGCGGACAGTAGGCGTAGGTGCCGAAGAGGAACCCCCCAGGATCGGCTCGGTGCGTGTAGTCGTCATTGCAAACGTCGCAGACGACGATGTCGCCGACAGGGATCGCGGCGCCCGTGCGCGCAGCTTCATCCCACTTCCGATTGAGTTCCTCGTTCATGGTCATTCCAGAAGTTTCGGTGAGTGGGTCTTGAGGACCTCAAGGATCTTCACGGCCTTGGTTTCGAGGGCGCGCTTGGTCTGCAATCTTTCGAGAGATGACGTGAGCTTGCGCTTCTCCTCCACCGTCCAGCCATCCGTGAGAGTGTTGGTGAGCAGGACAACGGCGCGCGCGAGTTCATCGCTTGCCTGGTGCTGACGATTCTTGGCGATGCCCAAGTTCGATCTCGCGGGAATGACCGTGAAGACGCCGCTGGCTTTCTTGCCGCGCCCCGACAGGTAGAAACCGTCCTTTTCGAGTTCACGCCGGATCTTGGAAATCGCGAGGTTGAATTCTCGCTCGTGATCCCGGGAGCAAAGGGCTTCCTCAAGTTCCGGCAAAGGGATTGTCTGACCATAGGCGATGCCCTTGGCGCGAAGGTCCTCCAAGGCCGATTTCCAAAGCGGGAGTCGCTTTGGATTGACTGCCGGATCAGTGATGTCGGTCTTCATTGCGATACCTGCTTTCCTCGAAAACTTCGGCGCCATGTTTCCAAAGCGCCGTGTGTAGCCTCGCCCTGCCCGGCCCCGCCAAGCCCGGCCCGGATCTCGCCAAGCCTCGCCACGCCTCGCCGCGCTGCGCCTCGCCTCGCCGAACCTGGCTGCGCCGCGCCTGGCCTTGGCTTGTGCCCGCAAGGACACACTGTGACCCCCCGTAAAGAGGGGCCATGTGTAGCCTCGCCTCGCCTGGCCACGCCCCGCCAAGCCGGGCCGGGTCCTGCCTGGCCAAGCCCCGCCGCGGCAAATCAGCCCCCGTTGTTGGCGATAGTGATGTCATCGACGGAGAATCGTCCGAACTTGGGCCGCCAGTCACCGAGCCCGACGAGGCTCCCGCAGATGACGAGCACCTTGGCGACCTCCTTCGGGTTAATGACTTCCTCGGCGACGCTGATCGAGATCTTCAGCTTCCAGCCGGGCTTGAGAATCGGCCGCACCTTGATGACCCGCATTTTCCCGATGATGACCGGGCACCGATGCTCGAACTCCTGGTTGCCGATCATCTTCTCGAAGGTCTGCGGGCCGGCCCATTCCAAGGGGAAGTCGCCTGAATCGCAGATGACGCCGGCCTTGAACTTGGGCGCCAGGCGAACGCCCTTGGCGCCCTGGACTAGCATGGCGTCGATGTTGTCGGCTGGGATGTAGAGCTTGGCCTTGCCGGTCGGCTGGAGGCTGCCGTAGCCCTCGAAGTAGAGGCAGCCGAGCCACTCGAGGTAGTCGCGCCGTTCAGCGGCGGCATCGGTCACGTCCTTGCCACGCGTCTTGTTGATCTCGCGGATCTCGGTCGTGTAGGGATTGCGCCGGTCCACCAGGGATCCGTTGTGCAGGAGCAGGGGCCGGATTCCGGTGAGCGTGGCTGTGATGGTTCGCATGAGTGTTTTTTTCCTTCCGTCAGTTGTTCCGGTTTCCTCCCGCAAGGACACACTGCGACGCCGGTTGACCGGCGCCGTGTGTAGCCTCGCCCAGCCCCGCCCCGCCCCGCTGCGCCGCGCCGCGCCTGGCTGTGCCCCGTCCGGCTACGCCATGACCCGCAGCGCACGGCACCGCCGGGCCTGGCCAAACCAGACCAAGCCACACTTCGACCCCCTCTTGCGAAGGGGTCGTGATGTAGCCTCGCCACACCGAGCCTTGCCAAACCGGGCCGAGCCCTGCCTTGCCGCGCCTTGCCTTGCCATGCCGCACCGCGCCATGCCACGCCTGGCCACGCCCTGCAGGAAATCGATTCATCGCGCCCCATCCCTCGGCTGAATGCCTTCATTGAACGCGCGGCCGAGGATCTCCTCGCACAGCTTGCGGTTGGTGCGGCCCTTGCAATCGATGAGGCCCCACTTCCGCGCGAGGTCGAAGCGGAGGAGCATCCTGGCGATGTCCGCCGCCTCCTGCATCTCGGGCGTGGTCCGGGGGCGGTCGGATGGCGCGAAAGGGTTCGGCTGTTTGAAGGTCATACGTCAATCGGTTGGGGGGTTCGGCCAAGACGGACGCCGACCTTCATCTCCTCCCAGATGCGGAGGCCCGCGATCTTGGGCGGCCCGGCGGAGGCGAGGGAAACGATCACCTCGTTGATCTGCTGCCGGCGCGGGGTGATTTCGACGAGGCCAGGCTGAGTCCTGGCGAGCGTCCAGATGTCGGTGACCTCCCAGAGCCAGACGGGTTTCGAGATTTGCCCCTCGGCGCGGATCGGCGCCGGCGTTGGCGCCAATGCCATTTGCTCCTGGGCCCGACGTTCCTCCTCGGCCTTCAGGCGGGCCTCGGCCTCGGCAGCCATGCGGACGGCCTCCTTCTTTGCCCGTTCCTCGGCGGCCTGACGTTCTGCCTCGTTCCTGGCTGCGGCGGCCTCGGCGGCAGCACGTCGCCGGGCCTCCTCCCCCTTCCTCCGCTCCTCTTCCTCGATCTTGCGCAGGGCCTCGGCCTTCTCCCGCTCGATCCGGGCGAGCTCTTCGGCGCGGGCCCGCTCCTGGGCACGGACACGCTCGAGCTGCGCGGTCTGCCAATCGGCGCAAGCTGAAGAGAGCCGGCGGAATTCCACGTCCAGGTCGCGGATATACTCCTTGGCCCGGGCATCGATCGCGCGGGCCAGGTCGAGGACGGGCGCTTTCACCCGGGTCCGCGTTTCCTCGGCCAGCTTCAGCACCGTCTGGATCCCCTTCAGGGCCTCCACGGCCTGCCTGTTGGTTTCCTCCGATGCCACGACGCCGATGAGGGCGCCGAGAGCAAGGGCCTCCTCCTTGATTCGCTCGGCATCGGCATGGACCGCGACCGCACCCTGTTCCACGTGGAATAGCTCGATGTCGGTGGTGGTGGTGCTCACGCGACCGCCTCCTTTCGTCCTTGAGCGAGGGCCTGGAGGAGCCCGGTCTTGGCCTTGAGAATTCGCGCCGCCACCTTCGGGGGGATGTCCTCGAAGGAGGCCAGGGAATCAGCGTCGGTGATGTTCCCGGTGCGGCTCGCCCAGTCGCGGAAGTCATCGAAGTTGAACCCGCCCCCGACGACCACTGCCTCGAGTTGCTCGTGCTCGGGCTTGGCAATCGGCCCTTGCTGCCGGTCGCCGGCCGGTCCGGTCGAGGGTGCAGCCTGCGGCGCTGTCGCTGGGCCGGATCCCATCGGGATGTCGTCCGGCGGTTCACCCTGCCCCGGCGTCGCCGGTTTCGCCTGCGTCTTTGCAATGGGTGGGAAAGCCTCCTCAACGGTCGTCTCTCCGTCTTTCAGCGCCGTTCCCAGGCCGATGAGCGTGCCGAGCTGATCCAATCCGATGTCGTCAACCTTGGCGCACTCGACGGCGGCGAGGATCCGGTCCTCCGTGATGCCCATTTGGTTAAGGCGCTTGATGACGGCCGTGCGCTTGGTCGCAAGGCTCTTGACCTCGCCGACAGCGACGCGCATGGCGGCTTGGCATACCGGCGTGATCAAGGCCTTCGGCACGACCTTCAGAACGGCATCGCGGAAGGCGATGGCGGCGCAGGCGTTCGCGGCCAGGTTAATGTCATCTTCGTCGGGTGCGCCCTTGTTCTTCTTCTTCGTGATCCGCCGCCGCTTCTCCATCATCACCGACGTGTTTTTCTCGAGGTCGAAGGCCATCGACTGCACCACGACGTGCGGAGTCGGCCCGTCGGTCACCGTCTCGAGGATCCGCGTGGCGGCGCGGACATTGGTCCAGCATGAGAAGGCAATCTCCGCGAGCCGCACCGATGGCCCCTGAATGACCTTCCCGCCGCGCGGGATCGTGTAGAAGCAGGAGGAGGCCGTCTCTTCGTCGAGGGTGGCGAAGGTCATCATCTCGGCCTTCACGCGAGAAAGGGTGCGCGGGTAACGCTTCGCGGTGGCGATCTGCAGATCGATCTGGGCGCGCTCCATCACCTCCAGGGCGCCGGGTGTCACCGGGACGGCTTCAGTCGATCGTTCATCGGGTTCGAAGGGTGAATTGTTCATGGGTTTTGTGGATGGGGACCGCGGCAGGCCGACCATGCCGGCTTGAGTTGTTACCCCTCCGAATCCGGCACACGCCGGCCAGAGGGCGCTTCGGTTAAGGAACACCCGCCGGTTCTCAGCCCACCGCGGAATCGTTTTGCGGCATTGACGAGCCGATGGGATGTCCGTCCGGCCCTCGTCCTCCGGCGGGCGGCGGGCCGAATCGGTCGCGATATCGTCGGCGGAGGAAGTAGGGAGCCCGGTTCATCTTCTTGACCACGACCAGGCGCCCGTCCTCGGTCTTGATCCAGCGGCCTTGCTCGCGGCCGTCGGTTCCGACGTTGATGACCAGGTCGTGCGGTTTCATCACCTGCTCGGCCTGGCTCATGGTCCCGAACTGGCGACGAAAGTCGGTGTCTCCAGGCCGGATGATCCAGATGCCGGGGGTCATGCCGAATGCTCCAGAAGTTGGGCCGGGGCCTCAGAGGAAGGCGCAAATGCCAGGTAACCGTTGTCGCGGATCGACTGGTAGAAGCTGACCTTTCGGCGGTCGTCCCAGATGTACGGGAGGAAGACCTGCTCCACTTCAGCCTGGCCGAGCTCGACCATCGAGAGCTGGACCTCGACCCAGTCCTGGACGATCCGCCAGGCGGTCCGCTCGGCCTGCTCGGCAAAGGCGGCCCGCTTCTTCTTTTTGCGGGTGTTCCAAGGAAGCTCCCCGTCCCGAGTCAGCTTCTCGCCGTCGATGTAGTCGTTCCATAGCGCGGCGTGGGCCTTGGCTTTGTTCGCGGGAAGCCGGACGGAAACGATGGTGCCGTTGGCCACCGGCATGCGAAACGTCAGGGCCGCCACCTCGCCGCCGGGCCCGTATTCCATCTCGATCGCCGTGACGCCGCACCGGAGCAGGACCTTCACGATCCGTTCAACCGTGCGGGCCACAGGAACGTCAGAGGTGTAATTCCGGAGGAACATGCCCGGGTCAGCGTTCCGCGGTCATTTTGAATACCGCTGTTTGAGCTTGAGGAGGTCGCTTCTGCGGATCCGCTTCAGGCGCGGTCCATAAACCACGACCTTGAGGATCCGCTGCCGGGCGAGCGACCGCAGACGCCAATGGGTCATGGGCTGCCCGAAGACCTGGGCCGCTTCCTCGAAGGTGTACTCGGGATCGTCGGTCAGCCGATCTAGCACAGATGGTTCATTCATAGAGCAATCCTCAAACGTCTAGATCCTTGACACCAAGGGCGGGTTTAAGCATCTGGCGTAGCTGCTCGGAACGACTCCGACCGCGGCGTTCTGCGCGGCGGTCAATCTCGGCGAGGTCGTTTTCGTCCAACCAAGTTGCCGCCTGTTTTCCCCCGGTTTTTCGGCCGGACTTTATGTGGCGTCGGTCTTTCTGTTGGTGAGATTGACCGTTCCCGCTCTGAACAACTCGAGCGATCCCCTCATCGCCTAGTTTCATTGTGCAATCCTAGGCAAGCCTCGTTAAATCTAGCAATTCAAAGAACCCACCGATTGTGTCGTAATGAAGACTAAACCGAAGAAATTGAAGGCGTTAGCGAAATCAAATTCCGGTGGGAAGGCTCAGATGCAGTATCGAGACACGCCATTGATGATGGAGTGGCTGAGGAAACTGGGAAAAGAGTCGGGCCTTGGGCCAAGCGGCGCCATCGCGGTTCTCCTTCGGAGATTCATTGAGATTCCCCATGCCCGACTAGCGGCCAGGGGCAGGAGCAGAACACCATCGCAAGAGAGGGACTTTGCATACCTGACCGGGCTGATCCACGGCCTGAATCTCAAGATTCACAACGCCGATCGGGCCGGCGCTACACCAAGGGACGCGGGCGATGAGTGATTGGCCCCATATTGGCCCCTGACTCGCAAGTGCTTGCAAATCAGGAAGGAATGAAAGGCTCATAACCTGAAGGTCCCTGGTTCAAATCCAGGCCCCGCAACCAATTTCGAGTCGGCGAAGAACCCCTGAAAATCGCAAGTTTTCAGGGGTTTTTCATTGGTTCAATCCCGATTGAGCCCCACCACAAGTCTTTGCCATGCTTTGCGGATCTTGGTGGAAAAGAGCCGCTCTAGGTGGTACTGGTTGGCCTCATTGGCCCGCTTTTGGGCTCCAAGAAACTATGGCAACCAAGAAAGTTGAAGCCCACCTGGTCATCCGGAAGGGCAAAGAGCGGTGGCGGGTCCTCATTCCCGCCGACATGAATGGCGGCAAAGTCGGGTCCGCCCGTTACTTCAAGCTGAAGATCGACGCCACTTCGTTCGCGCGGGACCTCCAGTCGGAACGAGGCGGGAACACGAGCGACTTCATGAACCTGCCTCAGAGTTCCCAGGCGACCTTGATCCGCACATTGCAGCGGATGGACGGGGACGCGGGCCGAGTCGAGGAGGCGGTCGATTACTTCCTGCGCATGCGTCCCGTCTCGTCAGGCAAGCTCGTGCCGCAAGTCGTGGCCGAATGTCTCCAGCAGAAGGCAGCCAGCGGCAAACGGGCCCGGTATTTGATCGCGCTCGGTTCGACCCTCGAGCGATTCGGAGACGCCCATTCCAAAGTGCTGGTCGAGGACATCACACCGATGGAAGTGGAACGCTGGCTGTCTGCCAGCCAGTGGTCCCTTCGGACGCGCCGCGGATATTTGATCGATATCCGAACCTTGTTCTCGTTTGCGTTGAAGCGTGGCTACGTGACGACCAATCCAGCCGAGGCCGTCGAGAAGCCGACCCCGCCACAGAGACCGCCGGGGATTCTCACGGTTCCCGAATGCCAGCGGTTGCTGAAATGCGCCACCGAAATGGACGCCGGCCTGATCCCGTTTCTCGGCATCTCGCTTTTCGCCGGAATGCGAACGTCTGAGGCGAGCAAAGCCGAATGGTCCTGGATCAAGGATGACCTCATCGATGTCCCAGCGCAGATCGCGAAGATGCACCGACGTCGCCTTGTGCCCATCGTCCCCTGCCTGGGTCAATGGCTCAACTTGAAGGGCGACCTGCCGGTGAAGAACCTGGCGAAGCGGATGAAGAGGGTGCGGAGAGCCGCTGGCGTCCCCTGGCCTCCCAACTGTCTGCGCCATTCGTTCTGCTCGTATGCCGTTCCCACGTTCGGCCCTGGCTGGGCCGCAAATGCAGCCGGGCACGAGGAACGAATGCTCAACCTCCACTACCGGGCGATCGTCAATCCGATCGAGGCCGCAAAGTTCTGGGCCCTTGCCCCATCGGGTGAACACCCGACAACCGATCGAGACGATTGCCCGTCTGTCCGGGAGCCCCGACTGAGCCGACCTTATCCGCAATGAAGAAGCTGACCCTGTTGACCGTTACCGCCGCCATCGCCTTCTTTGCTTCCTTCCAGGCACGCGCGCAGTACGTCGCACGCGGGACACCGTCGACTCGAACGGTGCCGGAACCGGCGGACCAGGTCGCCCTCCGCACGGGTGCCGAGCCATTGGCGCTCCAGGATGCCCGAACTAAGGCGGCCCGATCCAAGGTAATGCGGGAAGCCGTCGACGAAGCGACCGAGAAACGCGCCGCGGACATCACCGAGGAGCAGCGTAAGGTCCTCGAGCGCCTCGACGCCATGGACGGCGTGATCAAGAAGCCGGAAGAGAAACTGGAGGCGAAGCCGGCGATTTCCGATGAGAGGGTTCACGAGATCGAGGCGAGGATTGACGCGCTCCTGAAACAGCCACGCCCCGGCCGTCTGGATTGGTCTGACGGGCTAGCAGGGTTGGGCCTCGGCCTTTTGTTCCTGGCCCTCGTAATCGCCGTCTACTTCGCCCCGTGGATTTGCGCCAGCAATTGGAATTGCCCGAGCCGAGGAGCCATCGCACTCGTCAACACCTTGGTCGGGTGGACTCTGATCGGCTGGATCGGAGCCTGGATAATGGCGATCATGGATCGGCCGAAGGTGCCACTGGTGACGACCGTCTGAATGCCTCACCTGGTGATCTCGATCCGGACCGCCCGGTTTGTCCCGTTGAGGATATCCCCGTCGTGCGTGGTGACGCATGATCCCTTGGAGGCGTAGATGACCGAGCAGCCGGCCGCGGCGATGGCCATGGCGAGCACCAGGACGATCGCGGCGATCCGGGTCATGACGTGGTCCGGACAAACCCGGAGCGAGGGATGAGGGTGAGCAGGGTTGCGGACCGCGGATCCCAATCGCCCGCGTAAAGCCCCGCGAGCTGGATCGGGGTGATGTTGGCGCCGCCGAGGGCGGTCGTCAGGTAGGAGACCAGCCATGCGCGTGATTCCTCGGTCTCGGCGGGTTGCACGATCCGGGGCACGGTGTCGAGGGCGATGGTCGCGGGAATCGGGTCGGCGTGATCGTAGATGATGCATTCCACCGGCCGGGTCACGAGGCGGGTATCCCGTTTGATCTGCCACCCGGGCGGCGCGGCGGGGCTCCAGAAAGAATCCACGATCCGGACCACGGGGGACGGGAAGCCGGTGTCTTGCTGGGGGTATCCAGGAACCGCGGCGTAGGCGTCATGGGATCCGTAGATGATAGGCGGTTGCGGCGGGAAGCCCTGCACTTCCGTTTCCTTCGTCCACTTCAGCACAAGGGCGCCGAGGAGGAGTTGCACGCACCAAGCGCCAGTCCCGCGGATCCAATCCCCGGATTCGTCGAGCTCGGCCGGAACCTCGAGCGTGGCGGCCTGGTAGGGCCATCCCTTGGCGGCGGCCGCGGCGGCGAGGTCGGCATGGGTGACGTAGGTCACGTCAAAGCCGCCGATGGATGCGGAGCGGACCGTGAGCCCGAGGAGGGTGGCGCGCCCCGCGGGATCGGCGAAGGATCCCAGGTCCTCGGGCACGTAGGCGCCATCGACAGGCGAGCCGCCGAAGCCCAGGTCCCACCATGACGAGAGCGCAATCGTCTGGGGTGCCACGAAGACGACCGACGCCAGCAATCCTGCGATGATGTTGTATTGCTCGGCCGTCACCGGGATCCGGACGATCCGCCCGAGCTCCGCGTCGGTGAGTTCACCGGCGAGTATCGCGGTCCGCTGGGCACGGTAGGCAGACGGGGAAAGTCCGAGGATGCGGTCCGCTGAATCGGCGAGGGGCCGGACGGGGAGGCTCCGGGTCGAGATTCCGCCGGCCGTGATCCCGCGGCGCGCAATCTTGGAATCCTCGAAGGGGAGCCGTTCGAAGTTCCATTCAATCCCGCCGGCGAGCCCTTCGTCTCCTTCAAGGTCGGGGTGTCCCGTGTGATGCCAGACACCGAACGAATCCTCGAAGCCGCGGCCGAGTTGGATCCGGCGCGGGATCCGGACCGGGGCAATGTCGGTCTCTTGGCTGACGGGGAGGGCGTCAATTTCCAGCGGGAGTTTGAAGGTGAGCCCGAATTGATCCGCGACGCCGCCTTCCCAAAAGTCCCGGGGCACGTAGATGCGTGAGATTGGCGGCGCGATGGCGTCCAAGATTTCCGCCGGTCCGGCGTCAAACTCCACGACCCCCCGCGCGGCGAGCTCCCAGTTGTCCCAGGCGAAGGTGAGGACGGAAGGGCGCGAGACGAGCCCCGCGGTTGTCAGCGTCTTCGATTCCCCGAAGGTGGTTGCGCCGCCGATGGTCGTGGTATGCAGCCCATCAGCGAACAAGGGCGCGTCCACCGAGACGGTCACGAATGAATCTGGGTCGAAGGGCGGATCGTTCGGGTCCGGCCGCCATTTGACTTCGACCGTCTGCATGACCACGCGGGCGCCTGTGACCGAGTAGGCGCCGCCGAATCCGTAGAGCACGGTCTGGGGCAGAGTCACCGGGCGAAGCTCGGGGAAGAGTTCGGAAGAGATACCCATGCAATCGTGGTCCGTCCCGTGCCCCGTAAGCTGCCAGCCGTCCGCGATGGGGACCGCGCGCAGGACGGGCGTCCCGTCCCCTATGTCGCCGATCCCGGCCTCGAGCTGGGGCCAGGTTGCCCAAGTGAGGGTGTCGATCATGGGCGCCGCTGAGGCGGCCCGCACCGAATGAATGGTGCCCGGCGCCACCTGGTAATCGATCACGCGCCGCTCGTCCGCGATGGGCGGGTATGGGCTCACGCTGGCGGGCTTCCATCGTTTCGACGGATCGAAAAAGAGGATCGGCTGCGTGCTCAGGAGGGTGATGGCATGCGAGAAATAGGAGAGGGTCGTGAGGTTGGAGAAGCGAGGTTCGTCTGGCGTCCAGTTCTGCGGTGGGACGGTTTCAAAAACCAGTTGATCGCCGGAGACGGGTTCCCAGAGGTAACGGTACGAGGCGCGCCAAACGGCGCCCGCGGGATAGTCGCGGCGGACCGCGTGAATCCCGAAGGGCGGCAGCGTGAGGAATTGCCCACCGGGTGGCAGGTTGATCGTGAGCGGCGAATCCCGCAGGTTATGGAACCGGAGGCAATGGTATTTGTCCCAGTTCGCCGGCCAGGTGAAGGCGTCACCCGGATAGGTCCCGCCATCGAAGACGACGTCGAGGGTGTCGAAGCGCCGGAACCGTTCGCGCTCCCTGAAGGATGTCGAATCGAGGGGATCGTAATACTTGGCGAGCCAATATTTCTTCGCGTCGGTCGCGCCCGTTGGGACGTGGTCAACCGTGTGAGCCTCGACCGAATCGTCGAGGGGCCAGCCAAGCGCAGGGACACCGATGATGGCCAACTCCCGTTCGTCGTCATAATCGCGGATCGTCGAGCCCGCTATCCAATCGACGAAGGTTTGGTGGTCATATTCGGGCTCACCCGGAAAGAAGAACCTCGAGGAGGTCGGGCCAAGGTAGATCGTGGTGGACCGGGGCAGGACCGCGCCGCGGTCATAAGCGAGCCATGAGAGCCCCCCGAAAGCCGCGGTGAGGATGGCGTCCAGGTCCGCCGTCAGCGCCGTCAGTTGCGCGGCCGTGATCGGGTTGCCTGGCGCGACGAAGGCCACGGGATCCCTTAGAGCCAGACGGCGCCGCCGCCGCCGCCTGCGCCCTTGGCCTTCTTGACGACAATCGTTGTTCCCTGCGGCCCGGTACGGATGGCGAGGCCGGCGCTGCGGTTGAGGCGTTGCTCGCGCACCTTGGTCTTGAGCTTCCCGATACCACGCGAAATCCAACTTTTGCCGCCGGTTGAGAGGGCCATGACGTCCTAAGTGAAATCGACGGTGTCCTCCGGATCGTTCCATTCCGACCAGACAAACAGGAGGCTTTCCCGGCCCTGGCCGCCAGATTCGAAATCCCACTCGTTCCGGCTCACCTTCCATTCGCCGTTATTCGGCATCCGGTCTTTGATCTGCTGGGGGATTTCCGGGTAGGTGGTTTTCAGGACCGCGCTGGTATAAAGGCGATTGAGGTCATTGATCTTCGATCGGTAGTTCGCGCCTTTCCGGAAACTCGCGTCGCGAGCGAGGACAGGCAGCGCCATGAAGGTCGTGTTCTTCCCGCGCTCAAACCTCCAGGCAATTCGATAAATGAGATCGGAAACGGCCGGTGGCTTGTCCGCGATCCACGAGGGGTACGTGGTCGCCGTCCCGGCCAGTAACTCCTCAAGGAGCTTGTTGAAGTCCCGCCGTTCCTCCGACGACAGGTCATTGTTCATCATCTTCTCGAACCGGCCGACCTTGCGGTAGTCGATCTCGGTCCGCTCATCGGTCATTCGCCAGATGATCTCGATCGGCAACTCAAGATTGGCCTCCCACCCCGGGTCGCTTGGATCGTCGGATTCGAGGCCTTGAGTCAGTTGCAGGACCAGGCTCCACATGGGCGACTCACCCTGCCTGCTGAGATTGTAGCTGACGCCGCGCTGGTCGAGCTTCAACTCGACGCCCTTGGCCTCCAGGGCCTCCCGCGTCCCGATATAGGCGCGGGAAATATCCGGGCCGAAGAGGGCGCCGGTCAGTTCGTCGGGCAACTGAATCGCCGCGCTGAGGTCGCCATCGATCTCGATCTCCGTGCTCATGGAATCACCAGAATCCCGACGCGCCAGATGACGGACTCAGAGCCTCGCGGACTCCCTTCAACTCCCGGGTCTGATTCTCCCCCTGCTTGTTGATCGCGTTCTGAACATCACGGGTGACGTTGACGAGCTCACTCGATGACCCCCCGCCCTGCGGCGTCTTGAACCGGTCGCCATGAACGATGCGATCGACGCCCTTGAGCCAGGTATCGTAGCCGGCCTGCATCATCATGGGATTTCCCGACAAGGCCCCCCGAGCGGCCGTTCCGAATCCGGAATAGGCACCAGGCGCCCCGCCAAGGATGTTGGTGGCGTCCTCGAGAACACGGGCAATGTAGGGCGCGACCGCGGCCGTGAAGGTGACCAGTGAGTCGCTCAGCCGGTTGAAGGCATCGATCGTCTTCTGATCCATGATGCCGCCCCGGCTCTGGATGAGTTCCATGAATCGCCCGAAAGATGGAATATCAGGCGCCGCCTTCCGCAGTTCGGCGACCGAGATCCCGAGGCGCTCCGCGCCCTTCGACAATTCCTGGAAGGCTTCCACGCTGATGCCTTCCTTCAAGGCGTCACGCTGAATCTGGACAGCCTGCTGCATGATGTTTTTGACGACACCGATAACCGCGCCGGCGCCCAGAAACCTCAACAGAGTTCCCTTGAACTGAGCCTGGACCGTGCTCCCAATCGATTGGCCAATCCCCTTGCCGGCCTTCTCGGCGTCCTTCTTGGCCTCGCCGCCATCCAGCCTAATTTTTCCCCAGAGATTGAACATAGTGTCTTGCCTCTTGGAATCGCGCGTCCAGTTCCTCCTGCGAATAGGAAGCTATCTCGAGCCGCCCCTCCGATTCCATCGCCCCATAATGGTCGAGAAAAGCCTGGTCAACCGGCACGTCATCCACCGTTTCCGGGGCGTAGCCGAGCCGGATGAGAGACAGCCGGAGCCCGTGGAAGGCCGGCGTGCCCGGCATCTTTCCATTGCCCTGCCAGGTCACGACGGGCACGGACAAGTGGACGTCGATGTACTGGCGCCAGGCCGCCCGATGGAGGGGAAAGAATTCGCTGGAGAGGCGCAGGAGGCGCACGCGCCATTTGAAGGCCTCCCACCACCCGGTGGGCATCCGGAATTCCCGGCACGGCCGGCCGCAGATCCAGACGCTGGTCATCAGTTCAATCCAGGTCGCCGGATCCCAGAAACCGAACGCGTCCAGGACCCTTGCGTGCCCGATCGTAAGCGGCATCAGGACCTCGCCGCATACCCGGAAGGGCTGCCGCCAAAGCGTCCGCGCGTAGAGGTCCGCGAAAGTCACGGAGTCCAGGACTTCTTGATGCTCTCCTCGAGTGAGAGCGACACCATCTTCTTGTCGGTGTTGCTGCCGGTGGTCTGGGCCTGGGTCACCCGCCAGAAACCGATGAGCGCGGGGTATGTCGCCGACGCCGAAACCTCGATGATGGTCCCGTGCTTGAATAGCGTGTCGACCCCGATCGCCTCGGTTTCATCGGTGCCCACCGGCCAGCAATTCAGGGTGAAGCTCTTGTAGTCACGGTTGTAATAGATCCTCGCAACGTCCTTGCCTTGGCCGTCCTTGGCCGTGACGCGCTCGCCCGTGTATTCGATATTTGAGATGTCCTGGACGATGACGCCGAGGACCGCGCTAGCCGAGGTCTTGATGATGAGATCGACGCCATAGACCGGGAGTTGGCCGGGGGCATGGTCTATTTCAAAGGACATGGTTCGGGATCCTGTGAGGGGTTGAGAGTCAGACTGCAGACATAGAGAGGCAGCGCCCAGACGTGCAACCAGTGGCGTTGTTCCATCCCGGCCGTGTGCTGGATGCCGCCCGTGAACCCGGAAAAGTGGAGGGCGCCGCCAGATGCGTCGGTCAAGGCTTTAAGGAGATCGATCCGGTGCAGGGCCCCATTGATGACGCGCGCGAGGCGCAGGGCCTCATCCGCCGGGCCACTGACTTGTTCCTCCGGGTCGGCTGCGTAAAGGAAGGCGACGGCGGCCAGGCCGCGGAAGTTCGCCGCCGGGTAATCCTGCTCCCAGGATTCATCGACCGACTGGCAGATGATGCAGGGGATCGGCCGCTCCCGATCGTCGACGCCCATCCTTACTTCGACAATCTGCCGATCGTCCCCGTGCCGGTAGGAAATCTCGCCCGTTGCCGGATCGCCGATGAACTGGATCCAGGTCGCCAAAGCCCGTTCGACATCGAGTCCGATCATGGCGGGTACGCGGCCTTCGCGTGAGCCATCTGGAGTTTGACCTCGAGATCCTTGATGAGCCGGTTCTGCACGCCCTGGAAGGCCGACCGCATGATGTTCATCTCCCGGCCCTTGCTTTGCATGTACCGGCTTTTATTCGCGAACTCGTACCAGACATCGTTTGAACCCTTGGCGCTCTCGGCGTAGTGGCCGGGCTGGTAGAGTTTGCGCGCGGCGGCGGGCCAGTAACGGGGCCTGGCCTTGAGTCGGAAGGCCGCCTTGTTCCAGCCACTCACGCCCTTCCAGACCATCTTCTGCCTTTCCGCGACATACTTGCGGATCGAGGCGCCACTGATGATGAGATTGGGTTCGGAGAAGTTCGAGTGTACGCGTCCGTTGAATCGCTGGTCTTCGTGCATGTGGCGCTGCGCGCTAACGGCAACGTCCTTGAACCGGTGAAACCCGAGCGTTCTTAAAAGCTCCGTGAGTTTCCCGGCATCCCCCTTGTTGAGATACCTTCTCAGGGAAGCTGACGCCTTCGTTTCCTTTCCCTTCTTGGAAAGAATCGTCAGCTGACCAACCGGCCACATGGTTTTCTCGATGTCCCGTCGAACCGCGTTCCTTCCTACGATCGTCCGTTCGCCGACATTGGCGTTTCCCTTCCCGAATCCACGCCGCCCCGGGATCGGCGGCGTCATGGCGATGGCGTCCTCGACGACCAGGCGCGCTGTTTGCTTCAGCACTTCCTGCGTGGTCTTGCGCGTGGTCGCAGCGAGCTTCTCAAGCGTCTGCTGCCACCTCCGGTTGTCGAATTCGACGTGGATCATCAGTCAGATCCCTCGGGATGCGGCGAACCGGGTCCAGTCCTCATCGAGGACGGTGGTGATAATCCGGTTGGAGGTCTGGGTGTCCTCGATAAAGACGCGGCAAACGCCCCAGTTGCGGTCGGTGGCTGTGCATGGGAACGCGCCGACCATTCCGAAGTCGTAGTGCTCCCCGGAGAAGTCGACCGTCGCAGGCTGCGCTGCGGCGACGGGAGTCGCGGTCGTCGTCCCGGCAGTGCTCTTGAGTCGAAGGTGGAGTTGCGTCCCGTTCCACCAACTCGCCACCTGGCAGAGAAGCCCGACGTGCCCGGTGACGTCGGCCTCGATCGCGTTGATCAGGTTGACTCCATAGACGCGCCGAGAGGCCAGCCGTCGAACCGCAGGATAGGTCTGCCCCAGGATCATCCAACTCTTGCCCGCCGTCGTGTAGGCTTCATCGACGTCGCTGAACGCTCGGATTCCCGCATTCTGATAGTAGTCCGCGTTCGTCGGGAGCTCGAGGTAGGCAACAAGCATGGCCTGCCGGACCGAGCCTCCGTTCCAGATGGCCGCCATCACGGCGGGCGGAATCCGAATGCCTGTCCCTGAATCGATGGCGCCGCGCGTGCAACCGTCGAAACGCATGCCTTTGACGGCCGCCTTCCACTGGGGGGCGATTGACGAGGGGTCCACGTTCCAGGTGGCGTTCCGGTTCTTGGTGGTGAGGTCATAGACGACCTGGCCGGTGGTGGGAGCCCCCTGCGAAGGCCACGAGTAGAGACTGGCTAGGTCATAGAGGCACTGGACCCCGCCGTTGTCCCCGTCCAGGAGCGGGTCCCGCGTAAGAATCGGCATCGACGGATCGGTGAACTCGCCCGGGAGCCTGATTGAAAGCGTGGCCATAGGGATTCCTAGTCGAAGTCGAAGAGTTGGTTGACGGCGGCCGTGATGGCGTACCCGCCCGCCGCGTTGGGATGGACGTTATCCGAGGCGAACCAAGGACGATTGCTTCCCGGCCCGTAGTCGGTGAACTGACGCCCGAAGGAAGATTGCAAGTCGAGGAAAGCCGCGTCGCCGGTCGCGGCGAGCTCGCGCGAAACCAAGGTATAATCGCGCATCACGGGCGAGAGCCCGAGCCCGTTCTCACACGGCATCACCACGAGCAGATCCGCCGCGGGGACTGCGGCGCGCACGCGCCCCATGAGTGCCCCCAGATCCGCGCGCCAAGCCGCGGCCCCGATTTGCCCGGCCTGGTCGTTTGTCCCGAGGCAGATTGAAACAAGGTTCGGGTTGAGCGCGGAGAGTTCCAACTGCCAGGAGTTAGCGTCGATGGCGAGAAACCGGGACGCCCGGGCTCCGGAGTTGCCCAACTTGTGGACGATGACCCCTTGGCTGCCGGTCCGAATGTCGAGCCCGTAAAGGCTCACGGCCCCGCTGACCACGGCAATATCCATCGTCCAATCGCCAACGGGTTCGCCGGTAATTTGAAGGCGCGCAGGTCCCTCGGTGCCGGACGTGCTTTGAGGGGTCCACGCGCCGCCGTTGAACCGGAATTGGAAGATTCCGCCCCCGGGCGTTTGGCGGTAGTGAATGGTCGCAACCGAGGCGTTCCCATGGAGGGCGTGGTAACTGACCGTGACCTGGTCCCCGGCCTGGTCGCTGACAACGCCCGCGCAATCCGGCGAGGTTTGATTGATGTAGTTCGCGGTGGCGTTGGTCCCGAAGAGTCCCGTCCGCGCCGTGACGGTTGCGTGCGCTTCGTCCGCGGAATTGTTGGGCGTGCCGCTGGCCATCCCGAACCCGACCCACCCGGGACCGGCGGACCCATAGCGGGCCATGAGTTTCTTGACGCTCGGGGTCACGTACCGGAAGCCGGCTTGCGTCCAACTGTCCCCGACGCATGCCCAAACGAATCGCGCGGGTTGCGCGTGTTCAATGGTCATGAGGCGCTGCCGAGTCTCGCGCATCCGGTCCCGGTAAAGAATCGAAGTTGCCGGCAGCCCGTAGTCATCGAGAGACTCACTTAAGCGAAGGTCGAGGCTGGGGCGGGACCCTCGGGCGTCGATGAGTTCCTGCGATTCACCGGGCGCCGGCAAGCCAGAAAGGATCTGAGCCTTGGGGATGACCACCGTGCCGTCGCTGGTCAGTTTGATTCCGTACTTGCCGGCCGGGGTATGGACCGACCAGAGGGTGCCGGGGAACAAGGCCGGGTCCTCGCGGATCTCGCTGGCAGCGCCGATGGGCAGGATGCCCTGCGTCGCGCCGAGGTTGAGGCTGTAGGTGAAGTCCGGGTTGCGGGTGAGGACCAGCCCGTTGCTCACGGCGACGGTGATGGGCAGCTTGGCAACGAAGGTCCCGTCATTCTTGACGCCGTACCCGAGGACACCCGCCGGCGTCACGACGACCCGCTGCCAGCCCTCGAAATTGTCGAGGGCGCCATAGCGGGCCTGGGTGTTCGCGGTGAGTTTGGGCGCGTCAATCGATGCGTCCGGAATGAAGGCCGGCGATTGCTTGTAGAGCTTCCAGGCAGGCGTGCCGTCCGAGAGCAACCGGTCCCCGATGGTGACGACCAGGCCCCCGGCATTGGCGTGCGACAAGGTTCCAGTGATGCCAATCTGCCACCATTTGCCACTGAGAGTGGCGGCAGTGCCGGGGTCCTGGCCGAGAGTGGTGATGGTGCCCAGGAACTCGTCGATCGGCCAGCCCGCGGCGCTTTGGAGGGCCTGCTCGGCCAGGTCCTTGGCTTCCGCGGCGGCGACGCTTGCGTCCTCGGCTTCCTGCGTGGCGGCGCCGGCCTCGGCGATGGCGTTCTCTGCGATGACCTGCGCATTTGCCGCGCTGGCTTCCGCATCCTGCGCGAGCAGAGCGGCCTGGTCCGCGGCCGCCTTGGCCTGGATGGCCTCGAGGTCCACCTCGATCCATTGCACGGGGGCCTCCGATTGGAGGCGCCAGAATTTGCCGTCCGCCGCTGTCCTGACGTGTTGCCCAATCTTGAGCCGGGCCGGGGGGATGCGGTCGCGCGCGGCCAGGTCGGCAAGCGTCTGATACCCGCCGCGGTGGAACTCCTCGTCCGTGACCGCGTAATTGTCCTCGTCGGCCAAGGGGGCGAAGAAACTGGAGACGCGGATTGGGTCGCTCATAGGATGACGTTCATGGAGAACGAACCCGTCGTTGGATTGGCGAGCCGGTAGAGGGCGTAAACGAGGGATTGAACGACGACCTTCTCGCGCCAGTAGCCGGAGGCTTCCTCGGTCCCGTAGGCCTCGCCTGGTCCCGCCATCACGGCGGGAAATCCGTTAATCAGGATCCCATTGGGAGCGACCGGGCCCTGCCAGGTCGCAGGGATGGCGAGGTATGAGTACTCGGGCGCAGAAGTGATTGGGAAGTCGTAGCTGTTCTTGGCGCTCGTCTGGCTCCTCGAGGAGCCCAGGCCTTCGACGTCGGAAGCCAGGACCAGGTTGGGCAGATCGTTCTTGCCCCAAAAGACCGGCATCGCGGTTTGCGTTCCGATGCCAGGGTAGTGCGGCAGGCCCGGCACCCCGATCCTTCCCAGGTCGTAGGTGCCGCCATCGTCGGGGACCGACGTGCGGAAGGCCTTCGCCGCCGCGATCGACACCAGGTAATAGCCGGCCCTCAATGTCGTGCTGAACCGGCCGGAGCTGTCGGTGAGGACCCTGAACCCGTCATGGATGCCCACGACCACGTCCGCGCCGACGACGGACGGCGCGCTCAAGTTGTCGAAGCGGACCTCCCCCACATAGGGGTTGCCATCGTGAGTCGTGACGCTGCCGGAAACGGTGGCCATTCTAGGTTGTCGGAGGAGAGGGTTGAGAGATCAGGGCCCGGGTCGGGATCAGGCGGCTTGCCCGGGATCCTGGTGCGCTCACGATGATGCGAGGCGGACCGGCAGGGGCCTTCTTCGTCTGGGCTTCCTCGAGCGTCAGATTCCAGCGGTGATCGTTCTTGCCGACCCGATCCACGATGAAGTTGACCCCATAGACCTGCATCCGCATTCCGGGGTAGGGAGTCAGGCCGACGGCTGCAAATTCCGACACCTCGACGCCGATCGTCGCATCGGCGTCGAGGGCAAAGCCGCCGGCCCCCAGTTCATTCGAGTAGCGCACCTCGTCGCACAGGCCCGAGAATGAATGGGCGCCGTAGCCATCCACCGTAAAGGGGATGGCGAATTCTTCCATGGACACGGCCCAGCCCGCGTCCAGCAACTCGCGCGCCTGGCTCATGGACGAAGGTCCCCTTGAGCCGTTACGCGCTCTTGAGGAGGACGCCCTTGCAGGGGACGCCGAGGGCGGCGCCGAACATGATGTCGTAAGAGCCCCAGACGGACCGGGTCTTGCTCGAGCACCACATGTTGAACTGAACCGTCAGCCCGGAACCCGGCAGGGTGACGCTCCGTTGAGCGATCATTTGCCCGCATTCGGGCGGGCTCACTGGCACTCCGGACACGACTGCGATGGCCTCGCGGCAGAAGGCGAATCCGTAGGTGTTCGCGTCCGCTCCCGCCCATTGCGTGTGCTCGGTAATGGTCTGGAAACCGAATCCGGTCGGGCCGGATCCACCCATCGGGAAGCAGCACCCCCCGGCCACGTAGAGGAGTTTCGACATCGCAGCGGGATCGAGGATCAGGTGCTTGGGCATGCACTTGAGGAGCCCATAGAGGACGCCGACCGTGGCCGGGGTGAAGCCGGCGATTCCCTGGACGTGAACATTGGCAAGCGGGAAACCCGTGGGAGGAGCGGGCGGGACATGGGCCGCGGCGTTCTTGATGAGGGGCATGACCTTCGCCCAGATGGCCGCGGCAAAAACTTCCGCGTTGATCTTGGCCAGTTGTTCCAGCCTGTAGCCCTGCTGATACTGTTGAGCCGTGATGTGGAAGGGCTGGCTGACGTAGTCCGGGGTGATAGTACGGCTCTCAAGCGTGCCGTCGCCCTGCTCGAAATCGGAGGGGTTCGTCAGGGTATTGCTGCCGGCAGTAGCCACCGGCACGACCACGGGTTTGCCGGGGGCAAGGGGATCGCTCGAGCAATCGTTCGCAAAGTTCGTGAGGGGCGCCAGGATCTGGCAGATGCCGGTGAGTGCAACGTCGCAGCAGACGCTGCAGATGAGCGCGGCGGGAAAGGTGTTTGGCATGGAGGGGTGTCGTTGGAGGTGAACTCTTCTTTTCTAGTAGGGAGGGGCGGAGAATCAGCCGGCCGCCACGAGGGCGTCCCAATTCCCGATCCGCATGGCGAGGCGCTTCCTCGCATCCGGTTCGCTGTCTATGCGCGCCCTCAAGGTATTCGCGTCATCGGTGGAGGAACCGCGCGCGACCGGGGCCGTCCCCGCCGAGGTCCTCGGGAGATCCGCCAGGGCCTTCACCGTGGGCAACTCATTGGCGACATAGGCGGCGACCATCGAGTCCTTGAGCGCGGGCGCTAGCCGGCCATCGGCAATCGCGGTATCGACGGCAATGGCGGCGCGGTTTTGCAGCGTGGTCGCGGACTGGCCCTTGAGCCCTTGCAGTTCAGTCTCGGTGGCCTCGAGCTTTGCCTTGATGGTGTCACGTTCGGCAGCCAGGGCGGCGATGCTCGCCTTGAGTTGGCTGACAACGTCGTCTTCGTTCGGGGCAGCAGCGCCGCCACCACAGCCGCAATTGACGAGCCGGAGGTCGTTCAGCGCGGTAAGGAGTTTGGTCATGGGAATTGTGGGGATGCGTGCCGACTCAGTGAGAACTCTGCTCACCCGGTCCGGCACGTTGCCGAGGCGACAGAGATTGATTTGATTGCGGACAGGGGTGGCAGCGCCGACCTCATCGATGAAACCGGCGGCGAGCGCCTCCTCGGCGCTGAACCAGGTCTCGGCCTCCAGCCAGGCTTTCGCCTGCTCGAGGGGGGCCCCCGTCTCCATGGCGATGATGGCGGCGAGCCTGGCCGCCATGCCGTCGAGGAGGTCCGCCGTGCTACGCAATTCCTCGGCGACCCCGTCCTTTTCCGCGCGCGGCGCGTGCACCATCAGCATGGCGTTCGCGGGCATGACCACGCGGCGCGCCCCCAGGGCGACGATGGTGGCGATCGATGCCGCGACTCCATCGATCACCACTGTCGTCTCCGGCAGGCTGCGGAGGTAGTCGTACATCGCGAGGCCCTGGAACAGGTCGCCGCCGGGACTCGCAATGCGGATGGTGACTGCCTCGCCCTTGGCGGCTCGGAGTTGCCGCGCAAATTCTGACGCCGTCATCCCGTCGTTCGGGTTGCCGACCTCCCCGACGAGAAGGATCTCGATCATGGCGCCACCTCTTCCTCGTCCTCTTCGTCTCCTGGCTTCGGGGGGGGCTCGTCCAGCGGGTCGTCCTCGGTCCCAGGCGGCGGGTCGTCAGGCGGCAGTTCCTCGAGGCCAGGCATCTCGAGGGTCAGCCCGATCTCCTTGGCGTAGTCCTGCTGCTCCTTGAGCTTCCCGAACTCCTGCCGCCAATCGAGACCGAGCTCGCTGTAAAGGATCTCGTAATTCGTGACCCCGGCTTTGAGCTCATTGATGGCGGCTGTGCTCCTGCGGCCCGGATCGACGTTGATGCTGCGGGGCGGGCGAATCGTGACCCTGCGCCAGTCGTCCGGCGGATCGCGCAAGGCCGGCACCTTGAACCGCGCGGCGGCAATCACGTATTCGTAGATGGCCGCGAAGTTGTGCGCGAGGACGAGGGACTTGCCTCGGAACCACATGTTCGCCATCTCGTAGGTCCCGCGGGCGACAGTGCCCTGGAGGCTCTCCGGGAGGACCAGGACGAGGGGGAAGCCCGTGCCCGCGGCGACCTTCTCGGCGAGGCCCCGCATGAATGCCTGCGCATTCGTGGAAGGCCGGTCTGAGTGGTAGCTCTCCCAACTGTCGGAGGTTCGGATGACTTTCGCGGTGGACCCGAACACCCCGTTGTAATAGGCGTGCGCCTCTTGAGTCGGGCAGTTCGATCCCGCCGCACCCGGAGCTGATGGCTTCACCATCCCGAACTTCGCGGCCCGCATCATGGCTGGGGTCAGTTCCCCGGTCGCCGTCTTGATGATGCTCCAGAGGGTGGCGTCATTCTTGACGCATTGTTTGGTCAAGATCTGGACCTCCTCGAGGTCCCCGAGGTCATTCAGGACCGCGTGAAGGAAGGGCCGGCCGCGAACATCGCCGGCGCGTTTGGGCTCGAAGACATGCACCACGTCGGCGGCCGGGATCGGGTCCGGGCTGGTGTCGACGTAGTAGGCCTGCGGCATCCCGGGCTTGTTGATCACAACCCCATCCACCAGGAGGGGTGAGTCGGCCTTGTCCTGCGGCGTCTTCACCTGTTGCGCCTCGAGGATCTGGATGCGCGGGTTGCCATTCTCGTCCTTGACCAGGAGGACGAACGATTCGCCGTCGACGAAGTAGGCCCGCGCGATGACCGATTGAAGGAGGCCGAAAGGCGCGCGCGATCCGATGTCGGGCATTCTCGACCACTCCGCCCAATAGTCTTTCGCGGCCGCGTTGAATTCCGGGGACGAACTCGCGGGCTGTAGCACCAGGCCAGTGCCGACCGTATATGATTCGAACAGGTCCCCCATCCTGGTCAGGAGGGCAGAGTTCTTTTCCCAGTAGCGGGCCTTGGACTGGAGCGCCGTCCGCGCCATCGAGGAGAGGTCCAGCCGGGGCGGCTGCAGGACGTTCGGGATCCAGGCCCGGTCGATGGAGTGCTGGGCGCCCTCGTACCGATTCTTGAGTCCTAACCAGGCCCTGGCTTTCTGACGGAGGCTGTCGAACATGGGCTCGTGTTCGTCAGAAGCACCCGCACCCGGAACGCAGGGCAGAGTAGTCATTCCTCACCTCGGTGAGCCCCGGGAGAACACTCGAGATCAGGGCCGCGCAAATCTCGTCATGGGTCGGGGGCCGTCCCAGTTCATCCTCGAGCGAGGCTTCAATGCAAGGCAGCCACTCGAGAGCCAATTCAATCAGCTCCGCCTGGTCGCTGGGAGTCATCCCGCCATCCTCCCCGGGAGTGAAGTAGGAGGACGATTGACCGCCGTAGCTCGAGGACTGAATCAGGGGCCGGCCGGTCAGGGCGGGGTTCTTGGCCTGGACACCTTCCAGGTACTCATCCAAGGGGAGGTTTGCCGCCTTGGATGCCCTGCAGGCATTGCGTAAATAGGCTCTCCGAAGGGCAGCGGTGACCGGCACGAAGATATCGGTGCCTTGCTAAACGCCTGGGACGCAACGTCGCTAGTAGCTCATTCGCGCCCGTTCCAGGCCCTTCTCGACCGCGGCCTCGGATTCCGGGAGAGCCAGAGCACCAAACCTTCCACGGTCGCCCGTCCGCCCGGCATCTCGAACCCGCGACTTTTCGCCGCGTAAATCCAGGAGGTGTTCCGGCGGAAGATGGAGGCCAGTTGCTTGGCCGAATAGAACTGCGGCACGTCCCCGTTGGTGTCGCCTGAACTCATGCCGGGACGAGAGTTTCCGCGAGCGTGTCGCGCTCGCTCCCTTCCTCCACCGGGCCCAGATCGAGCAGCCCATAGAAAGCTGCTGCGGCCAGTTGCATCACCTCACAGTCGAACAGGTGATTCGGCCAGTGGGCCGAGCGCCGCTTCCAGGCATAGGATGTCTGCCCGGTCTTGGTGTTCCTCACGAGCTCCTTGCTCTCGCCGTCCAGGTGCCGCCAGTAGACATCGCCGGCCACGGCCTCGAGGACGCTCCACTGGTGCGGGCCCTGCCGGCGACGGAGCATTTCGAGGATGTCCTTGAAGAAGTCGGCGCTGAACTCGAAGAGCATCATCTCCACCTCCCCGGCATGGGAGGTCCCGAGGAACGGGTCGAGGGGCCGCAGGTAATAAGGCAGCCAAAGGTTCGAGGCCTGGTCCTTCCACCGCTTGCGCCCGGGGAACCCCTTGCACGGTTGCCAGCCGATCGCCGCCGGGAGCCCGCCGGTGGGCCGCGGCTCAAGCTCACAGTGGCGCGCGCAGACCGAGTACACGTCGGCATCGGATCGGGCGCCGAACCCGGAATCGATGAACACCCCGACGTGCGGGATCCCGTGCTCGCGCTGGACCGCTTCGATTTCCTCCCAGGTATCCAGTGGGCCGGCGGCGACGGCCTCGGACCGGCCTTCTGTCCAGGCGCGGACCACATGCCAGAAGTACGGCGCGCGCGCCTGGCAATCGACCGAGAGAATCTTCTTCCACTCGCCCGACACCTCGAGCTTCGCGGTGACGAGCTCGGTCCGTTCGCCCACGGTCTCCTGTCGCTGGTAGACCTGGGCGAGCGTGCCGTTGATGAATCCTTGAAGGCCCAGGAGAGACCGCTTGGCCTGGAGGAACTGGACCGCCAGCTTGCCGAATGAGGTCTGCGGCGAACACGCGTTGAGGCTCGGCAGATGGTAGGAGCGGAACCCGTAGGCGCTGGTCACGCTTGGGCGCCACTCGCCGGCCCGGTTCATCCGCGTCTTCTGCTCGTCGCGGATCTCACCATGGCAATGGGGACATATCGCGTGGGCGCTGCGCTCGACGCGGTCCAGGTCCCAGCCCCCGCCCTCTCGCCGCGCCGCCTGGTCCCAATGGATGAAGGCCTCGGATCCCGTGCCTGCCATCGTGAGGAAGGCCGGCGACCAGGCCAACAAGACGAACTTCCCGCAAGCCGGACAGGGAACGAACCATTGCCGCCGGTCGCCCTTCTCGAACTCCTGCCAGATGAGGCCAGTCGCCAGGGTGGGGCTTGAGGTTTTGACCCGCTTGGGCGAATCGAATTTCTTGGCGCGTTGGTCCGCGAGGGTCATGGCGTCGGCCTCGTCGCCCCCATCGGAGGGGAACTTGTCCACCTCATCGAGGACGACGACGCGAGCCGGCCGGCTCGACAGGTTCGCCGGGCTGTTCGAGCCGACAAAGTTGATGACGCTCCCGCCGATCTGCTGCTCGCTCTTGGCGAACTCATGCCGGCGGCCGCCGCGCGGGAGCAAGGCTTCAATGGCGGGGGTCGCCTCGGCGAGCGGCATCCAGCGCGTGGCCGAGAATGACCGGGCAAGGTCGATGGACGGGAGGACCCAGAGGACCCCGGACGGCTCACAGACCAGGAGCCACGCGACACCCGCCATGACGCCCGTGGTCTTGCCGGCCTGGGTCCCGCTCACGAGCACGACATCCGTCACGAAGGGGTCGCTGAAGCAGTCGATGAACTCGCGCAGGTATTCGCACCCGGCCAGGCTGAACGGCCCCGGCCTCTGGGTCTGCGGCGGCGGGATGACCAGGTGTTCAGTCGCCCAGGCGGACGCGGTGCCGGTCGGGCGCGGCGCGAACCACCGGGCGATGGCGGCGCGGATGAATGATTCGTGTCCCCGCTTCATGCCGGCACCCCCGCAATCTTGTGCGCCTTTTTGGGCGACCCGTAATGACGTCCCCGTCGGTTGCCATGGGCGGAACCGTTGCCGTTCACGGCTTGTTCGCGGCACGTCCTAAGAGCGTCATCGGTCCATTGGCTCAAGGCCTCGCGGGCGAACATCGGGTCCGATGGATTGGTCCGCGCCGCCATCGCAACCGGCAGGGAGATGAGCGCCTCGCGCACGGGTTGGAAAGCGGCGCGGACGATTGCCACGACCTGGTCGGATGGAATCAGGTCGCCGGATTTGTGGGACCGTTCGAGCTCCATCAGGTCCGCCCGCAGGGAGGCTTCCCGCGTCCTGGCCGTCTCGTACTCGGACCGGGCCTTCACGAGGCTTGCGGTCCGGTAGTACTTGAAAAGTCCCTGCAAGGTCGAGGTGAGCTGGTACTGCCCGCGAACGGGCGACGGGAACCATCCAGCCCGTGCGAGTCCTCGGTGATGGCGATCGGTCAGGCCGGTGAGCGTGCAGAGTTGTTCGGCGTCGATAGTTTTCCCCAACTGGCCGGCGACCTCTCGACGCTTCATGCCCCGCGGTCAGAAACGGAAACGGAAATGGGTCGGACTAATGATTTCACGAGGATTTGAGGCCGAACCTCCGGCCC